GATGAGATGAGAGAAATCCATGCGGGTGATTTCTAAGTTCTACGTGAAACAAAGGGAGAATAAAAATGGAAATAGAAATGGAAGTTGAAGAAGTGATGATGATGGAAATAATGACGGCTGCTAAATATGTAATAGAGGATTTGCATAGACTGAATAAACCATTATCGCCATCAATGTATTTAATTAAAAAATTAGAAACTTATGAAGAAGCGCTATGGATAGCGTGCAATAAAATAAAAAAATTACACCTAGAACTAACTAATTAATAAAAGGGAAATAATCATGTACGCAATTAATAATAATGACTCGTATTATGTAGAAGTATCAGCAGTATTAAAAAATATAAACAATGGCAACACATATCCACCGATAACAAAGAGGTTTCTCAAATCAACTTCAATATTTGAGATACATAAGCATTTTTCTTTTCATAATCACATAGTTTCGAAAGTAACTACACGAAAAATATTCGTTAATAAATCGGTGATACGTCATGTCAAATACTCAACAGCAGCTTGAATACTTGGAAGAAATTGATTGGTTCGAAATTAATTATAGAGAGGAGATATCGAAATGGCTCTACGTGGAAAAAAACCTGAGGCAATACAAAAAAGACTTAAAGCTTTATTTTACGGAAAAGCAGGCGTTGGAAAAACCTTTGCGTCAATCCAATTCCCTCGACCATATTTAATTGATACAGAGCGTGGCGCTGAAAATGACCAGTACACGGCGATGATTGAAAAGCAAAAAGGTGCAATATTTCAGACATTTGATTTCGATGATTTATTGCAAGAGGTTAAGTCTCTTTTGACTGAGAAGCATGAATATAAAACATTAATTATAGATCCATTAACAACTCTATACGGCGACTTGCTAGACACAAGCGAAAAAGAGGTTGGCTCTCAATTCGGCAAACACTATGGCGTTGCTAATAAAAAGATGAAGCATTTATTAAATCTTCTTGTTCGATTAGATATGAATGTAATTATCACTTCGCATGCAAAGAATGAATATGGCCCTGGATTACAAGTTACTGGCCAAACATTCGATTGTTACAAGAAACTAGATTATTTATTTGATTTAGTATTTCGAATTGAAAAACGAGGTGATGATCGTGTTGCATATGTAGAAAAAACACGAGTAGAAAAATTCGAGGAAGGAGCTGTGTTTCCATTTAGTTACGATGAAGTTTGCAAGAGATATGGCAAAGATATCTTAGAAAAAGATGCTGCCCCTATTGAATTGGCTACAAAAGAGGATGTTAAAGAACTGAAGAGATTGATTGAGCTATTAAATGTTCCGCAAGAGTCTGTTGATAAATGGCTTACAAAGGCTCAAGCAGAAATTCTAGAAGAAATGGGCAAAGATGCGATAACTAAATGCATCGGACATCTTAAATCAAAGATTAATGTTACACAGGAGGCGGCTTAATTATGGAAACAAATAACAGTGAATTAAGTATCGCATCACAAGAATCAATTAATTTAATCGATAGAGTTACGTCACAATTAAATAGATTTGAGTTTTTGCAAGGATGCAAATCAACAACAGAGAGCGAAGATGAACAATTGGAGCATGTATCCAAAATCCAAAGTTAAGAGCAAAAGAAATCCTAAGGTATTTAAGAATTATATTGCTTCTGTTTATAAAATTGACGAGGAATCAGCAGAGACAGTAAGAAAAGTTTATAAAATAAAAAAACAACATGGAGTGTCATTAACAGAAGCATATGACATTTACAATAAACAAACAGGAGAAAACAATGATTAGATTTACACCTTTTAACGAAGAAGAATTAGTTACGCCAAGTTTTGAGCCGGGCGAATATAAGTTTAAGGTTAAGGAATTAGAAGAAAAAACTTCTAGCACTGGAAAGAATATGCTGAAAGTTACATTGATGGTAATTAAAAATGATGGCAGAGATTTTAATTCTTATGACAACATGTTTCCTGACCACGTTGCTTGGCGTTTTTATAGGTTTTTAAAGTCAATTGGATTGGGTGACCAATATAAAAATGGCGAAATTAGCTATGATGAAATTATAGGTAAATATGGACGAGCTGATTTTCAATATGAAGAATATAACGGCAAAAAGCATTTAAAACCTAAAGAATATTTGTTTTTAGATGTAAAGGACGCTGAAGAAGAAATTGTAGAGCAGTTAAAAGATGATGAAATACCGTTTTAAATAAACATTAACTAGGAGATATAAAAATGACTTGTAGATGCTGTGATTGTAATAAAGTAGAAAATAAAAATAAGTATGTAATTGTTAGAACTTATAGTGCCGGAGTTTTCGCTGGATACCTAAAATCTAGAGAAGGAAGAGAGGTTGTATTAGAAAATGCTCGTCGTCTTTGGTATTGGGAAGGAGCCGCCTCTTTATCTCAATTGGCAATGGAAGGAGTAAAAAAGCCTAGCGAATGTAATTTTCCGTGTGAAGTAGATAGGGTTGAGCTATTAGAGGCAGTTGAAATTTTAGATGTTACTTGTGTTGCCAAAAAATCTATAGCGTGTGTGCCAGTATGGAAAGCGTAGGTAAATTTTTCTCTGGCCTTGGCGATGCTGGATGCGGCTTTAGTGATTGCTCTGGATATGGATCTGGTTATCTCTGTGGAGATGTAGATATCTGTTCCTATGGCAGTGGATGCGGTGAGGATGATTGCTCTGGATATGGGTTTGGAGATGCAGACGCAAGGGGGCATGCAAGATGTTTTTGTGGCTCAGGATATGGAAATGGCCATGGAAATGGCCGTGGAAATCGAAATGGATCTGGAGATGGATAGATGAAACACCACTCTAATTAAACTATACCATTACTAATTTATATTATTAGTTAAACTACATGATTATTAGGGACAAAAAAGTAATGAAATTAAGTCTATTTCAGTACACATACATAAACAGGGATGGAGTTGCATGTAAAACATGGCTAAACCCAATCTATATAGAAGCAATTACACAAGGGCATGACAAGAATTTCCATCTACAAATGAACTCTGGAAAGTGTTTTAAGTTAACAGAAAAAGATTTGAATTCGTTCCTTAGATTTGTAGGAATTAAAGAAAACGAGCCGCATTATTATTATAACAATGGAGTGATGACATGAGTTTATTTATTAGCAAAGAAGAAATAATAGAGCTAACAGGCTCAAAGCAAATATCAAAGCAACGTGAATGGCTGGCAACGCACGGATATGCTTTTGATATAAGAGTAGATGGCTCAATAGTAATGCTCCGCTCTCACATAGAGCAGAAACTTAATTTCTTAGGCCATACCTACTCTAGAAAAACTCAGCCTGATGCAATGGCTCTAATGAAGATGATGAGCTAAACAATGCCAAGAAAACGCAAAACTAATAAACACCTACCAATGCGAGTTTATGTTAAAAAAAATGCTTATCGCCTCTTAACGCGCGAAGGAAAGTGGATAAGGCTTGGCAAAACAATGTCTGAAATGTATTCAACTTTAGCCACTCTTGAACTAACGAATTATGAGTTAAAAACTGTAAGCTCTCTATTTGACAGATACATGAAAGAAATAGCCCCGCAAAAATCAGAGTCAAGTCTTAAAGCGAATCTCATACAGTCAAAATTTCTATGCGCATATTTTGGAAACATGATCCCAACCGATGTTTCAGCGGTAGATATTTATAGATACCTAGACATGAGAGGAAAAACCGCAAAGATTTCAGCTAACAGAGAGCTCGCCCTCCTCAGCCATGTATTTAGCTATGCAATAAGATGGGGAAGCGTGAAGCTAAATCCATGCACAGGAGTTAAAAAATTCAGCGAAAATAAACGCTCAAGAAATGTAACAGATGAAGAATTTTTAGCAGTGATGACAGAGGCAACTTATCCAATTAAACATGCAATGAATTTAACTTATATGATGGGCCTTCGACCCACTGAAGTTTTAAAACTTAAGCGCTCAAATATTCGTGACGAAGGTCTATACGTAGATATAACCAAGACAAAGAAAGGCGCTAAAGGAAAGATTGTCGAGTGGTCTGAGCCATTAAAGAAATTAGTTACTGAGCTCTCGCAAATGAACAAATACAAGATATCTCATCTAGATTATCTCCTGTGTAATCGTGTTGGACAGCCATACACTCCTGAAGGATTTACCACTATGTGGAAACGACACATGAAAAAGTGCGTTGAAAAAGGAATATTAAAAGAACCGTTTCAGTTTAGAGACATAAGGCATAAGTCAGCTACAGACATTGAGAAAATGTATAGCCGTGAAGATGCTAGAAAGTTATTGGGGCATACTTCGCAGACAACCACTGCCAGATATATAGATGGCGTTAATATAGTTAAAGGGGTAACAAAATGAGCGAATTATTATTAACTTTTGATACTTATAAAAAAATAGCAGAAAAAGAATTTGAAGAAATTTACCATGATTGGAAAGAAGCATGCGTTGATGAAGATGTAAGAGAATTATTAATATTATTCGGAACAAAGTGCGCCTATAAGATGGCTAAATATTTAGAAAAGGAAGCTATAAAGTACTTGCATATGGGGATGAATTAATCTTGACTCGTTTAATGTTGTTTTTGAAACTTATTATAATAATTGCCCCTGAAGTAACAATTATATTATACCGGAGGCATTATATTATACCTGTCGATTTTGAAAAGAGCTGTAAGTAATTGATTATATGGTGGGCCGTATAGGGGTCTAACCTATGACCAATTGATTAAGAGTCTCAGCCACAAAACGGCAATAATATAATGATTCTTAACATAAATCTAGTGCGATTTTTATATAATATTTTTGTTCTCTTGATGGGCAAATTGATTCGTAAGTCATTGATTTTAGGTTTTATATTATACATAAAAAAGAGGATAAAATTATGAGTACTGATTACTATCTGAGTTGCACAGTATGCAAAAAAACTAGTGAGTTTGCTTTTTCTAGGCAAGCATGGGGATGGGGTGGCGCTGATATTATTAACACATTTAGGTTTCTAATGTATCATGCAGACAATTGCAACAGAGATTTAATGATTCTTACAGGCGACAGCTTAGATATGGGCGGGGGTTTTCATAGATTTTCCGAGGAAGATGTTGACTATTACTTTCCTTTCTCTCATTCCTGGAGGGGAAAAGATGAATCGCATGAGGCGTGGGTGAAAAGGATGAGAGATAGTGGTGAGATATCAGAGCGACTAGCTGAGGAGTGGTTAAAATAATGATGAGAGAGTTAAAATTTAGAGCTTGGAACACGATTGATAATGTCATGGTTTATGACCTTAACTCCCCTAGTTTAAAGCATGGAATTCTGGAGGAAGATGATTATATATTACTACAATACACAGGCTTAAAAGATAAAAGCGGCAAAGAAATATACGAAGGTGATATATTTAAAATAATCGGAAGTTCACATGATTTTATTGGAAAGGTTATTTATTCATGCGAATTAGCAGGTTATTTTATTAAGTTTGAAGATGGAGAACAATGTGGTTTATTCGAATGGAATGAGCTAACGCACATAATAGGAAACATCTACGAAAATCCAGAATTGATGGAGAAATAAATATGTCTTATAATTCAAATGATTTCATGCTTGGTCGCGGGGAAGATTGTATTAGAAAAGAATACAAGTGTTTTAAATGTGACTATTCAGTAACTTATTCGCAATACTGTGATTATCCTCCCGCACCGAATGACCCATCAACAGACGAATTTGTTTGCCCCAAATGCTTTTGGGATTATATTAAAGATAAAGTTCCAATTATGCGGCCTGTTAATAAATGATATCCATCCTTTCTTTATTAACGATATTTCTTAATAAAGTTACTTCTGCTGCTCAATTCTAGGTATTGGCTTATACAAACCCCAGTCATAAGCCATATAGCCTATTATTCCCATTAAGAATGGCACTACTACTGCGCCTATTTTTACATAAGAAAAAAGCGTGTCTATATATTCTCGTTTGAACTGATTATATAAATCTATGGCGTCTATCTTTTCTTTTGAAATCTTAAATTCCATGCCTAAAGCCGAAAACTTATTGCCAATGTGGTCTACCTTTTCAGCTAGGAATCTTTGTTCAGCTATTAAAGTATGAAGCTGACCTGATACTTCATAAATTGATGCTTCAATGCGTCTAATGTCTTCTTCGTTGTTTCCTATGCGCGAGGCTAATTCCATTATTATTTCTGCTTCCATGTCTCTAACATCTTCTCCCCTGTTCTCCCCATAACATATCCGCCCACACCTATTTCCATGAGCGAGAATAGCTTATCGGGCAAAGCCAGTGTTACTACATGCAATCCAAATGAAGTTAAATAAGGAGCTAGAATATAGTTATTAACGATAATGGCTACTATTGATAGCATCAATATTGGTCGCCAATTTCTTTGTAATGCTGATTGTCCTTGAGCTTCAGCGACGATAACTTTTACAGCATTTTCTATATCCATTTCATCACTTGAGATAAGTTCTTTTGTTATCTCAGCTTGTAATTGAAGAGCGAGAGTTTTATCAGGAATAATCTTGTTTATTACGTTATTAACAGTGTCGCTGATTGGTTTTAGAAGTGATGAAAACATTATATATCCACCCTATTTAGCCATCCATGAAGATACTTCTGTTGAGATGGGTTGTTTTTAACTACTAGCATGTAATACAGCTTACGCTTAGATTTATACAGCTCTAGCAGGTTGTCTGTATTATTTGCAGCTTCAACTGTATTGGTTCCAATTATTCCGTCTTCAGTTATTTTGTCGCTGGATTGAGCGTTAATTGTTTGCTGTAAAAGAGTATTGGCTTTATGACTTCCTGCGTGTACTGCAAAGTCAAAAACGTTATTTGCTAGGTCTTGGTTATCTAGTTTGTCATAGTGATTATCAAGCCACCAATAGAATCTAAATATCTCTTTTGCATCTTCTGACTTCATGTCTTTAATTTCTATGTTCTCTATAACTCCATCATGATTTTCATCTAGCGCTTTAAGTATTGGGTTACCGCTAAGATTAAGAGAGTTTAGAAACTTTGATGACAGACCAAAGTTAGTGGCACCTCCGTTGTCGTGAGGGTCGTTTACAAAACCACCCTCAATCTTAAAGAGGCGCTGATAGGCAATATCAAAGTCAGTCATTATTAACCAGGCAACTGATAAGTGATTGGATCTCTATTCCATCCAACATTACCAGAGGTAAACTGATTTAAAGATTGATATGTTCCGACAATTATTTGGCCTGTTTCAACAACTATCATATACCCTGGAGCATTAACAGATGCATTAATGACATTCATAGATCCATGAATCGCCGTTGCGGGCCTTAATGCAGCGGGCAAATTGGTGCTTGAAGTTATTACAGATGCTCCTGTAAAAGCAAATGAAATAGGCTCAAATGTTAAAGTAATTTGCGTTCCATTCCTTACATAATTATAAGCAACCGTTTGTGGTCCAGAAAATGGACCGCCAAAACTTAAACTTGCAGAGTTAGTAACTGCTAAATTAGGAGGCGTAATATTTGCGCTTAACAAAGGAACTGTTGAAGCAAAAGTTACAGTAAAAAATCCCCTCCCATCAGATGCATGTATCCAAATCAAATCGTTATCAATAACGCATCCTTCAGGAAAGTTAAAGTTAGCGGGGAAGTAAGATGCAGCAGTTACGGTAGCCAAAGTTTCCGTAGTTGTATAAGCATGATAAGCAGGAGCAGTAGGGCTTCCTTCGCAGTTATACTGACCGCGTCCTAGCATGAAATCATTTGAATTATAAGGCATTCTTATCTCCTATTATTAAGTGAAAGCAAGTCCAGTATCAGTAGCGCCGCACATTAAATGCGAATTAGATGATTTAACCCACATCGTGAATTGTCCACCAGGATTCGCAGCAACCGGCGCAAATGTAACGTTATTAAGACTAATGCCCGGAACTACCGCGATATTTGCAGCAGCAGCTGCTGGAATAGTTACTCTTACTGTTCCTGGTGTTATTGTTGGTAGTGTCCCTATAACTCCACCACCAACTAGCGTTCCATTAGTGGTAATTATGGTGTCGTTGTTTGGGGAGCCCGCTCCTGAGGCAATATCAAGTCTTACTTGATTATCGTTAGCATAGCCAAGTCTAAATGCTGAGTTATTACCATCCTGAGTCATCACTATTCCAGGATTATATCCTTCGCCCGGATCGTTGCTTGTATCTGCTTCAATCCAATGCGTTACAGACCGCGCTCCTCGTTCGTGAAAAGACCAATCAGAAGCTGTGGTCGTATTTCCAAATACAGCAGCCTGTCCAGTAACATTTAATGTTCCAGTATTTACCTGAGCAGTTGTAGTGAGGTTGTTGCTTCCATCAATAGTTATACCAGTGTTGCCGATAACTTTTCCGGTTGTATCTGTATAATGAGGAACGGCATTCAATGTTGAAGAAACCGGTCCAGTAACATTTCCTGTAGCTTCTTCTTGTGGCTCAATAGTTAATGGGGCTAAAGCGGTAATAGTAAAAGTATCGACTCCATCTGAGCCTCTGCAAAGTAAAATGTCGTTTACTAATACTTCTTCTATTCCACCGCCAAGATAGTCTGGAAAATAACTTGCTGATGAAATATCAGCTAATGTATCGCTTTCATATTTATATGTATGTGTAGCGATATTATCTTCTGAAGCGGTCGTATTTGTTTGACCTCTCCCTAAATTTAATCCGAATCCGTAAAATGCCATATGTCACCTCTCGTTAATTAAGATAAAAAATTATGTTGTTCTATATGTTCCGCTAACAATTACGTTCCCAGCCGTCAAACAAGCAGAACAAAGAATAGCAGTGCCTGCGGTACCATCTGAAGGATTGCCCGACAATTGGACGTAATCAGATCCGGTTACTAATGCGCCTATCAACGTCACATCCTTCCCAGCCACAGTCCACACCAAGCCTGTTGTTGAACCAAATGAAACGGACGATCTGTAGAAACCAGCGCCAGTTATACTGAAAGGCAGAGAGATTCTCATTGCACCAGTCGCCGATCCTTTGCCGCTCCAATTCAGCCATGCAGAAAAATTGACGGTGTCACCACTTTGGCTATACCATCCATTAGCATTAGACATCGTAAAATTATTAGTGCCATCGCCAATGGTTGGTGTATAGGTGCCAGTTTTTATTGTAGTAACAGTATTATTGGTTAATACCATAGATGCCGCACCACCAAAGTCTGGCAATGTATATGTTCTACTGGCAGATGGAGCTGGACTTGTTATGGTTGTGGTATTAGTTGTTCCAAGAACCAATTGGTTAGTAGTCGCTGTAATTGGAATGGCAGATGAAAATGTTTTTGTCGCATTAAGTGTCTGAGCGCCTTCTGTCATGACAAAGTTTGCAGCTGCGCCGGCATCTGTAATCGTATAAGTTCTATTTGAGGCCGGTGCAGTAGATGTAATGGTCGTGGTTGTACCTGCTGAAACACCACCCAACACTAATTGGTTAGTAGTAGGATTAATGGTTAGCGCGCCCGTTAATGTACCACCCGTTAACGCCAAATCTGATGATGCATGCCCTGTAAGTGACGCCGTAATAATACCAGCTGAGAAGTTGCCACTTCCATCTCGAGCCACAATGGCTGATGCTGTATTTGTACTGGCAGCTGTTGTGGCAGAATTAGAGACCTTTAAGGCAGTAGCAATCGTCGCAAGCTTCGTATCGACAATCGCTGCAGCAGCATCAACATCTGCGTTAACGATAGTTGAGCTTGTTAGCGCCCCTCCCGATCCAGAATGCACAACCCCTGTTCCAAGAGCACTTAAAGTAGTAGAGCCACTTAATGTCTTATTGCCAGCAATAGTTTGATTGCCTGCAGTCATAACAAATGATGCGGCGCCTCCAGCATCTGGAATAGTATAGGTTACGCTTGACGCTGGAGCCGTGCTTGAAATGGTTGTCGTATTAGTAGTACCCAGCACCATTTGATTAGTAGTAGCTGGAATTGCAAGCTGCCCACCTAGCGTTAACTTTCCGTTAGATCCGCCTATATTTATTGCATCGATACCACCACTAAGCGTTGGCATTGTTCCAGGAGTTCCGCCACCTGACAAGGTAGCTCCAACGGTGATAATAAAATCATTATTAGAGCCTATACCGTTTTTATTAATTCTGAATATATTGTCGCTGTCATATCCAATAGTACAAGCCGTATTGTTTGCATCTTGAGAAAACATTATTAATGGATTTGAGCCTTCCGTTCCCTCATTTCCGGTGTCCGCTTCTAACCAATGCGTAACATCTCGAGTAGATTGCAGATGAAGGGCCGTATTAACAATGGCTGATGAATTTCCAATCGTATGTGTTTGCGTAGTATCATCCCAGGTATAAGAGTTAGAACCAATCATCGCATTTGAAGAGTTTCCAAATCCTATTTGCGTATTCTGCAAAGGAGCGCTCATATCAGATAAGTTATTAGTTTTTAATAAATTTAAACTTGCAGATCCTGTAAGTGATGCAGTAATCGTGCCAGCCGCAAAGTTACCACTGCCGTCTCTTGCAACTATCGCGCTGGCTGTATTTGCGCTTGCTGCAGTTGTAGCGCTATTCGAAACTTTTCCGGCAGTTGATATTGTTGCGAGTCTACCGTCTGTAATTCCAGCGCTTGCGCTAATATCAGCATTAACAATTGTTGTACTTGAAATATTTCCGCTTACATCAGAATGCAACACCCCTGTTGACAAAGAATTTAGAACAAGGGTGTTTGAGAATGTCTTTGTGCCACCTATCGTTTGGTTGCCGGCAGTCATCACAAAAGATGCAGCCCCTCCCGCATCTGGAACGGTATATGTTCTACTTGAAGCAGGTGCCGGAGATGTTATAGTCGTCGTATTGCCGGCAGCAACACCACCTAAAACTAATTGATTAGTTGCGGGATTAATGGTCAGAGCACCTGTCAGCGACCCCCCGGTCAGCGGTAAATCAAGGGACGAATGTCCTGTCACTGTCGCCGTTATCGTTCCTGCACTGAAATTGCCAGAACCATCGCGCGCTACGATTGCACTTGCTGTATTAGCACTGGTTGCGGTTGTTGCAGAATTAGATACTTTACCAGCAGTGCTTATAGTAGCTAGCTTTGTATCCAAAATTCCTGCGGCTGCATCGACGTCAGCGTTTACTATTGTCGAGCTAGTGAATGCTCCGCCACTCCCTGAATGTACAACTCCAGTTGATAATCCTGAGTCTGTGAAGCTTGTTGCCGTAAGTCCGCCAACAGATAATGTGGCTGTTCCTGCGTTTAATCCAAGATTACTAATAGCTGTAGTTGTATTTGCTAAGTCAGATAGATTGTTTGCTTTTAATAAAAATGAAGTTGGGTTAGCTGTGAATTGTGAAAATAAAACCGGACTTGTTCCAATGGTGGCAACTGTTGCTGTTTGGATCCATGATGAATTTGCGTTAACTGTTCCTGTATTTACAACAACAAGACTTCCAGCTGTTATTTCAGCAGCTTGGTCATAGTCAGTAGCTCGTGTTAAAACCCAGTTAGTAGATACAGTACCAACTGTTGTTACAGTATAAATACCGTTTTGAAATGTTGTTGATTGATTCTTAATTAGAACCCTATCATTTAAAGCTAGCGAAATTCCATCTAATGCAAATGCAGCTTGAGTACCTGAGTTTGTTAATGTAGCACCAACACCAGAAGCACCGTTTGCATATGTTGCAGTTAAGTTAGCTGTTGTTCCAGCAACGCATGCGGTTTTAACAACAAGCCCACCAGCTACGGAATTTAACTGCTGAAAAGTTACTGCGTCCATTGCATTAGAGCCATCTACCGCTAGCGTAACTTGATGTATAGAGATATTGCCGCTTCCATCTCGCGCTACAATTGCAGAGGGTGTATTAGCACTGGTTGCAGTGGTAGCCGAGTTAGATACTTTTCCTGCTGTTGAGATAGTTGCTAATTTAGTGTCAACTATTCCTGCCGCCGCATCAACGTCAGCATTTACAATAGTTGAACTTGTCAAAGCGCCGCCACTTCCTGAGTGGACAACGCCAGTCGATAAACTAGATAAAGTTAGTCCACCGCTAACTGTTCCACCCGTTAGTGGTAAATCTAAAGATGCATGACCGGTTAAGCTTGCTGTGATAGTGCCTGCACTGAAATTACCACTGCCATCTCTTGAAACAATTGCAGTTGGAGTATTGGAACTTGTAGCGGTAGTAGCACTATTGCTAACCTTTCCAGCTGTAGCAATAGTTGCAAGCTTTGTGTCTACAATTGCCGCTGCTGGGTCAACGTCTGCATTAACAATTAATGAACTGGTTAGGTTGCCTGTATTATCAGAATGAACTACTCCGGATGATAAACCTGAAATATCTACAGAAAGAACAGTTAATAATCCAGAATCAGATATAGTAGCACTACTGTTTTGTACAATTTGTCCGGTAGTACTATCAAATCGTACTATTGCATTGTCAGTAGATGCAGCACTAGGGTTAGTTATAATTTTGTTAGCAGCTACAATATCAGTAGCAATTTGAGCAGTTGTTACGCTTTTACTAACTCCACTCTGATCTACTTCAAATAGGTCGGTAGAAAGTGACGAGCCAGCTGGAGGTAAACCACTTATTTTTACACTCATATTATGTACCTTCTGTTACGCGGACTTGACCGTCTTCAGTAATTCTTATTTCACCACTTTCTGTAATGCGCTCTTCGCTACCAGGTGGCGCTATATCAGGAGTTATCTCCAGTATTAACCAAGATTGAGCAACAAGCGCTTCTAACATTACTGACCACCACTGTACCAATGAACACCAGTAGCAGTTGTTCCAGATGATAAATATCCAAAACCTTCACCTACTGTATAAAATCCTGGTTGCACATCTATAATTAGCATTGGATTTCCATCAATCCCCATGAGGTTTACGTCACCCGCAGTTCTGACACGTATCAGATTGAAAGGAAATCCAACGTGCACATCAGCGACTAATGGACCGCCTTTTTGAGGGATAATACCAAGCCGATTAGTAGGGGTAGCCGGATTTATATTGTTGATTGCGTTGCCTAGATATGACATATTTTTTACCTTATAGTTTTATATGCAAGTACCAGTATGAGGTTGGCTGAATGATGCTAAATGGAGCTCCTGAGCCAGTAGAATCCGTACTAACAGTTTCCGATCCACTTCCTTGCGCCTCAAAAACTGTGTCAGCACCTGGCGCATAAGTAAGAACCGGACCAGTAATTCCATGACTATGAGCCGCTAATTCAGGAACAGTCAGCGTATGTGTGCGCGCACCTTCGAAATTACTATAATTAAAAGTTCCAAATGGTCCGACACCCTGCACACCCATCACCGTATTATTCCACGGAGGAAGCTGCATGGTTTTATTTGCGTCGAAGTCGTTAAACGCATTACCTGTTCTTCCACCAGAAACCGGACATATAGAGTTATCAAAAGACTCATAAACTAGAACATATAAGTTCTTTACGTATTGCCCGCTAAATGTAGCGCCAGTCTTTCCAATCGTATCCAGATAAGAATCTTGAACAATCCAACCAGCTTTTGCATACTGAGATAAACTCAACTTAATATCGCCAGTCTGAGGCAATAAGTTTGAAGCTAATTCTGCAAAAGATAACGCAGCTACATGATTAAATGAGTCATATATGAAATCATTTACTACTATGCCCGATACGGTAATGGTTGCCTGCAGGTTTGTCAATCCGTAAGTTTGGGTGTTATTTTCTGGAATTCTCCAGCGCAATAAGATTCTATGATTATTGTTGGTTCCAAGGTTTTTTCCGTCTATATCAGGCACATTTATAGTAAGAGAAATCCTTTCCCAAACTCCGTTTGGAAAAGTAAATGGTTCAGATGTTCGAACTGAAGAACTAGGTGAGCCACCAGAGCCAAAGTGTTGTTGTATAATGAATTCTGTTGGGTCTGATGGGCCATCACAATACGCATCAAAAGTTATTTGAAGCTGTTGACCTGCAAATGTGCGCACATCACCCATTACATAAGTTAAATCTAACTCTGTAGTAGCTGCTGCATTGTTTGAATGGTATTGAAAATATCTAGGGGCATTTGCAGAAGGTCCGTCTGGAATTCCGACACCAGGACTGGTAAATGGAAAAGATATGGTGTCAGTTAATGTGTCGCCACCCTCTTTAATGAAAACCCATCCTGGAACATAAGTTGTATCAGGAAGAAAAGGCGCTCCAATACTATCTCCTGCGTCGTTTATTAATGGCGCATAGATATAATCTTGACCTGCATTGGCATCAAGAGCACTTGTTATCCCCCCGCCAGGAGCTAATCTGTAAGTTCCTGGAGCTATTGGGCTAAAAGGCAATGTATCACCTGGTTGATACATGCCACCGAACATCTTATCGTGCACCAGATGGAAATTGCCGTTAATGATGTAATTCTGAATATCTATGTTTTGCGTAATTGGAGGAGGAGAACTACCACTGCCAGTAATTGGATAATCGTTAACAGTAAATATAATCCTGCCTTGATCGTCTTTTACAACCACATAATATCTATCCGTGCCATTATCTTCCCAGAATATAGGAACTTCAGTGCCGCCAGTACCATCTAATACCATTGGATTTAGGTAAGGAAACAGCCCTGCCGCATCACTAAATATTGGCTTTGGTAACGAATGGTCTAGCGAACTATAGGTATACATATGTCCACCTACAGCCGCCCTTCCTTCAGCATCAAAGAAATACCATTTTGGTGATGGAGCTTCAAAAAATGTAGATGACATATTGCTTCCTTAATTGTTTTAGGTTGATCATTCTGCCCCCTCACTTGTTCCTGGAGCACGGTGGAATCCTAGCAATTTATTTATTCCTTCATATCCAGTTCCTAATCCAGCTCCAGCACCTATTGACTTAAATACAGGAATCAACTTGTTAGATAATGACAATTGATTTTCAATTTTATTAATCGCGCCAAGATGAGAGGTATCAATAAAATTCCCATAGCCTTTATTATTTAAGTTAGAGAATTCATTTAATAATGCATTTGAAGGAACTCTTAGCGATCCATTTGAGTTTGTTCTAACTGCCTTAGATAGACCATTTGCGAGCATCAAATTATTATCTTGTGTGGAAAGTTGATTTTTGATGAAATCTGCTGCTGGCTCATCTTGTTGTGTTAGGAAATTAATAGTGCTTGAAGGGTTTTGCTTTGAGCCTTTTGTCTTTAATAACATGTTTGTTATAGCGTTGTTTTCTAAAAACGGCACCACTTTAGTTCTATAGTTTTCTAATTGATTTTGATATGCAGCTGCTAAGTCATGGTCGCCATTATTATAAAATGTATTAAATATATCGTTTTTTAATGCTTCTCTTGTATTTAATATATCAGGAGCTTTTGCGACATCTCTTGGATCATTGCTATTTTTCATTAATGCGTAATCTTGATATAGATTAGATTGCAAGTTATCTGCATTTTGAAATGATCTATTTTTCATAAAAGCATTCAATGCATTTTTTGTGTCAGTCGTAATTATATTGGGCTTTATCCCTTTTAATAAATCTAATGAATTATCAGCATTTATTGTAAGCCCCTTAGTTGCTCCTGGAATCTGATTAGATGTTTTATTTACTAAATCTTGAAGATTCAATCCATTTGATTGCGATAAAATATCATTTGCTGTAGGGGCTAATTGCGTATCATTTTGCGCAATAGTATTAGGAAAATAACCTTGATTCATGCGAGCAAATTTTTGGCTTTCAGATTGGCGAATCGGAAAAATGCTAGGATGATAATCATTAGCTGATGGCTCATTATTTGCCATTTTATCTAAATAATTTTCTGGATTATTTGATAATGACGGAACTTTACTAGAACTTTTATTTAAATAATTAAACAGGTCATTTGAAGCTATTTTACCTTTGGATGCAGGAAGATTTGATAAGTTATTTGCTGCTTCTATTGGTGATGCGTCTGCAGTATACCCTCTGTCATTCGCTAATGAATTCATATTGTCGCGCAAAACGCCATAGTCATCTTTAGCGCTAGTATATAAACTTTTTATCTTATCATTTATGGCACCATGCAAATTTCCTAAAGGAGATCCATTTCTCAATGTATTAAATAAATTAACTGCAGTTTCATCGGCGTTTCTTCCGGTAACAGCGCCTAATAGTTTAGATAATCCATTAACCCCACTTTGAATGGCTGAACCACCACCACTTGCTAAAATTCCTAATGCATTAACTGCTTGCTCTGGGATCTGCGTAGAAGGGATAAAATTAGAGGCAGAACCTTGCTGGGTAAATGGCGCATCTGGCGCTTGCACTTGTGGAATATTTGCTAATGCTCCAAGGCCGGGAATGCCGAAGTCAGGGTTTGATTTGGTCATAGGGAAAGCATTAGATATATGAGAATTTATGAAGTTAACGGCGCTCCCAATATCGTGAGGTATATTCATGATGCCTGCTGCAACATCTCCTAAACCTTGAGCGACACCACCACCAGCATTTAATATTCCTTGTAATAATGGGCTGTTCATAGCATCAGGCTGTTGAGAATTGGCAGAGGATATGGCATCAAAATCTTGAGCAGTTGGAATATATCCACCAGATTTAGGTATGTCATCGAAATCGGCAGCTGTCGGTGTATATGCCATATTATCCGCCTAATTGAGATTTATATTGAGCCAAAACTTGTGGAGATTGCTGGGATGCCCATTTTACAAAGTCATCTTTAGTATTAAATGAAGGCAATTTCATCGACGATGACTGAGATGCTCCTGCTGGATTATTCATTGCTTGTTGCTCTGCAAATCCAGGAACATGTGTACCACCAGCTCTTAATGCATTAATAATTTGTTGTCTCTCACCCTGCATTTGATTAACCATGCCATTAATTCTATTTTCATAATTAGGACCAGTTTCCCATTCTTGACGTTCTAGTGTTTTTTTAACTGCCGTTAATTGTGGAACCGTTCCCTTTAAACCACGCGCAGGTACATATACGTCTTGGAGAAAAGGAAGAGTCGAATTATATATAGCTGCAGAAACCGGATCTCCGCTTCCTAGCCCAGGAAGAGATTGCCCAGCTGCGCCACTTCCAGCTTGTGTAAGCGTTTGACCCAATACACTAGGAGGCCCTAATGTTCCAACAGAGCCAGTTTTTGCCAACACTGATAGGCTAGGCAATGCCTGGTCCATTGCTCTGAGCATACCTTGCATCTGTGTCCTGCCAGTTGCGGTTAATGCGCTTAATGTTTCTCCGGTATTTGGATTCGTCCATTGAGCTATCTGACCCCTAGAAGTTTTGCCCACTTCTCCAGGCATCATTACGCCTTGAGATTGTGCAGCAGCAGGTGTTGCAGATGGCTGACCTTGAGTAACTTGTGGCGCTTGAACCGCCTGTTGTGGAGATGATGCTTGCTGTGATCCTTGAGATTGCGCTGCTTCTTGCGCTGCTTGATTAGCCGCAGCAGTTTGGTCTACTAGAGCATCTGAGTCAGCTGTTTGATCGTCTGCCGTTTCTGGAATAGTTGTCTGTTGAGCAGCAGGTGGTTGATCACCTTGAGTAGCGGGAGTAGATGCTTGTGGAGGTGCGGCGCCAGGAAGCGCAATAGGCAAACCTGTTAGAGGGCTTATGGCTATGTTTACCCCACTTCCATTTTTACCGCCTAAAGCTAGATTCTTAGTTTGCTGATTTCTAAGGCCAATTTGTGCCAATATATTTTGTAATTGAGCTTGCTCTACCGCTCTTTTATATGGCCCGCTATCTATTTGACTTTGTGCCTCTTGAAGCTTTAAAGGATTCAATTGAGAGTTAAATTGAAGCGCTTGTTGTGCTGATGCAAGTTGTATTGGCTGCAGTTGAGCTTGATAAGCTTGTTGTTGCTGCGCATATGCTTGTTGCTGCCTAGCTAAAGCTGTTTTTTGCAATTCATTCGCAATATTTAAGCCAGCACCAAATCCGCTAATTAATCTATCTAATGGTCCTGGTTGCGGTGCTACTATTGGTATTCTATACATAATGCTCTTCCTATTTAAATAACCAATTCAATCCTTGACCGATTTTGTTACCTACCGCAGCCCCACCTGGTCCACCAAGGAATGCCCCACCTAAAGTTCCCGCTGCTCCCAATAATTGACTACCCCACCCAGGTTGTTGAGCTTGTCCGATATAGCTATTTGCAATGCCTGTATATCCTTGACCTATATCTTGACCAAGATTGTTAAGCACGTTTGCGCCACCAGTAGCGCCTTGCATTCCGGTGTCTACTAATGATTGTTGGCCTTGTAAATATTGGTTTCTAAGTCCCATAACGCTATTCAAATAATTCTGAACGTCTTGTGACCGGAGGTCTTGTGCCCTGCCAGCAGCGGCCTGAGCTTCAGCTCCAGAACCTAACATTCCACTAGCAGATGCGGCATTGTTAGCAGCATTTGTTCCTGCCTGAAGTTGCGCATTAAATTCTGGTGATTCTCTATAGCCACTTAGCATTTGGTTATATAAAGCCATTGGGTCTTGGCCTTGCGCTAATGCGCCTTGGAAAGCACCCAATGCACCTTGGCCTGCTTGCATATAAGGATTGAAGTATTGACCTGCTTGGTTAGCAATTTGCTGTTGTTGTTGCATTCCATTCTGAATAGAATTCCTAGCTTTATCGTAACCGCCTGTATCTTGTCCCATTATTCGTACCTCAAATAATATTTGTCTTCAGTGACATTAATAATCTTGAATCCAATTCTCTTCGCATTAAAAAGTGCAGCTCTATTTTTTTTATCAATCGATGCAAATAAATGTTCGCACTTAACATCATTGAAAAATTTATTTATCGTCATCTCACATAAATCTTGCGCGACTTTCCCTCTGTACTTCTTAAAAAATCCAATGTCTGCGATATAACAATTTTTCATGTCGTCGAAATCATGCATCTTTAATGCAACAAGAACTCCTGCAACTTCACCATCACAAACCGTTAAATAACAAAGATGTTTATCTCCTATGTTATTTATATAATTTTCTAAATTCACATCATCCGTAAATCCATTTATTATTTCACTGCAACCAATTAATGATTTTAATAATTCTTTATCACGCGTCTGTTCGACATATAAATCTACGCAGCTACTGGTGTGAACGTCACCCATGAACCACCTTCTCTAAAATTAAATCTTCCAGTTTCTTTGTTATATCCAATCGTTCCATCTGGCACTGACAATATGTCATCTCTTAATGCCGTAGTTTCAAACATTACAACTTGCGTTAAAGGAGTTTCTTCACGCGATGTTGCATAGCGCGCATGTGTTACAACATATCCAGTTACACGAGTTACTGAGTTGAACCAATTAAACCAAGATGCTGTTAATTTGCCGTTAGCATCCAACATCTTGTCGTAAATAGGCGCTTCTGGTAAAAATGGCGCTGAATCAACTCTATTCGTCATTCTGGTAACACCTCATAATCAACAGCGCCACCCAAAATGTAATATTGAACATTGTTAAACATTTCTAATTTAATAATGCTGTCGCGCCTAACACCCAAGCGTCTCCAGATTGTTCTAATTAATCTGTCACCTGATTTTCCAACATTAGATGGGCCAAAATCGTGATATGTAGCGCCGCCATCTTCTGAAATACTTAGGAATATTTTTGGATCTGAATCAACACCTAGCGTATTCGGCAAACCAACACCTTGAAGCATGTCAATTTGCAATCTATCAATTCTTATTCGCTCATATGTAGGACTAGAAAATATATGCGCTATACGAGAACGCCTTATATTTTCACCATTATTATTGGTATATGCGTTGGATAATTCATAAAGTACGTCTGTGTTATATCCAAGAACATAATTAGCGTTGTTATAAAACACATGTGAATTTGCAATATGTCTGGTGTGATTTAACATTTCTAATTCATGCCATTTATTAGAACTTACTGCATAAACAAATGTTCTATCTCCACCAACAAAATTAATTTGATAAAATATTTCACCATTTATTTTAAATACAAATCCTGTTGCATCTTCAGGAGTTGTCATAACTTGAATTGCTTGGTCAATTTCTCTAGTACTAACTTTTTGTGGAACAGTTCCTTCAAGAACCATCATTACGCCACCAACTCCGTCTTGGTCATTCGATAAATAAAATAATCTATCGAATCCCTCAACTAATGTGCCGCGCGCTAATATTCCATGCTCAAGTAGCAAGTTGTTATCGCGTCTAAATGGAAAATCAGCAGCACCCGCATCTAGCCATAACTCTGCATTTGTTTGTCCAAATAGAAATATTCTTCTTTTTAATACGGAGCACGCACTTAATATTGTTGGACGCGAATTAACTAACGCAAAATTTAATATGTCCCATACTTCGCCATGGTCTAAATTACTTATATAAAATTTATTGGTGTCGGTTGCAGCGCCATTAATTAATATAAATCTGCCATCCATGTACGTGATTCCAAGTGGAGCAACTCCAGCTGGCAATGTAGACGTTCTGTCAGTTAATGTGCTTGTTCCTGTATCCCATATTAATAATCTAGCGCCGTCTACAAATGCGATTTGCGTTTCATTTGCTGCAATATCTACAAATCCACTTTGAGTATTAAATTTATTTCCAGCATCAGAGATTCTAGTTATCGTGAGACCTGTATCCATTCTGTAAACATCTTCACGTACAACGAAATATGCAAATCCTTTAAATACAATTGACCCTCTACCATTTACACCCTCAGAGAATGTTCCCTTCGCTAATAATCCAGGCCATGGAGACAAATAACTTTGTTTTTTACCTTCTGAATCGTTTACCTCATACATATTAATAGTATTTTGTGCGTCAATTTTACGAACTAAATCTTCATTAAAACTTCCGACTATCGGAAAGTCTGCTCGTTGACTGCCATTAACACTCACAGGTTAGATCCAAAAATGTTATATCCAATATCTCCATATTGATTCATCAATAAATTGTCTGGATAAATAGCTAAATTCATATCGGTTGCCGCCTTTAAATTAGCAACCATGCTTTGATATGTCTCTTCAGACATCTTTGACCAATTTGCAGATGGATATATATTTAATAATTCACGCGCTAATGCATAACGAAGAAATCTAAAATAATAAGGTGGCACTTCTTCTAAATTATCGAACAATTCAAGCTTATCCAACATGAATTTCGCACGTACGGTACAAACGTACGGTTGGTCTGGTTTAGGATAAAAAGTTAATTGTGAATACAAATCTTGGCGTTCTAATATGACAAATCCAGGACGTGTTTGAAGCGCTGTAAATCTTGTATTATTTAATAAACTAGAACGATTTATTATTCTTACAGGATAAGAAATTTCCTGACCATCAATAGCGACATTAACAAACTCTAATTCTACGATACGCTCAGAATCTACGTCCGCAGGAATTATATTAGAAAGCGTATAATTTTCTTGGTTAGTAATAAGATTGAATGTTAATTCTTTTATATAAGGAATGTAGATACCAAGCGATGCAAAATGGTCAAACAAATCATTTAGACAATATAATCCTTCCTGCATATCAGTTGCATCAGGCAATCTGTTAGGCGAGAATTCTCCTATGAGATAGAACGCTCTAACTATAATGTCATTTGCTGTCCGTGGTGTCTGTGGCATCGCTTAGCACCTTTCTATTTAACGCATTTCGTTTCTTACCAATTACTTTTTCAGTTTTGGCATTACTGGGTTGCGTGGATCTGCCATTCTTCCCATCTTTTGTTTCTGACCAACTAATGGCTTCACTTGATAAACTTTCTGTGCATCGTTGTGGATGTCGTTCGTGTTTGGGTTCACCGCATTTCTCTGACCCAGAGAAGAATAAGGATTTGTTATCACGCAATTTCTCCTGATTACTTTTGTATTCCGTTACGTCGTGCCACCCGCCAGAAGCCAACACTTTCTCAGCCTCAACTTTGAAAACATTCTTAAATACTCCTGACTGGTGGTACAAACGATAAAGCATGTTAAGAAATTAACTTAACAGCGTATTGGTTGTGCCATTTGAAGCCGCATAGCACGTCTAAACGAAGTACGTTAACGTCATTCAAAATGTCACCTTGTTTACTTACGCGAATAGATACATTTGTATCTGGGTCGGTCTTAACAAAGCTTTCTACAACATCTAATCTTTCTAAAGGTGGAACAACGATGTCTAACCCTCTAGAGCAGTAAGCTGTATTAACGTTGTAAGTTACTGGCGTACCAGGACTTGTAACGCCAGCTAAAGTAACGGTTGCATTATCAGCAATTGCATTACTTACGTTTCTACGTGAATTAGCTGGGTCGCTTATGATTGAAGGAGAAAGAGTAAGAGTTACAGCACCACCGCCAGTAGAATTAGCATCAGCCGTAACAAGGAACTGCATTAATTGACCGGTGTTCGCCCGACCAACTGGGTTTACAGAGTAAACACCAGAAAAAGAAACAACGTCTCCTTGCTTGAATACACCAGTCTGCGAAGGAGTGGCGCCTTTTAGAACAACGGTATTTCCAGATGCAACAGCCCCATCAACGTCAGGAGAGCCATCAAATGTACCAGTTGTATGACGCGCAATAGCTTGGTTTTGGAACATGTCGAAATAAGACAATCTGCCGAGTTTTGAATAGAAAGAAATGTCTTGGTTCAATGTTTCGTTGAAGTTATTTTGCAAAGAAGCTTTCAATGCAGAACCATCACGAACAGATAAATTCATATATGCATTAGGCTTCATTGGCATAGCCTGTTCCAACATCTTGGCTCCCGTTAAATCAACGGCAGAAAAGCTACTTATAGGAGAGCCAGCAGAACCAGTTAAGAAGTTTAGTTGGTTAACTGCATCTAAGCCGATTTGAACTTCCATCTGATGAACGATTTCTTGGATAGCTGGGTCAATATAACGCTCAGCAAATCTTTCTAATCCGTTATCAATGTCTAAAGTTAATTCTTTAGAGCTATAAGAAATTAAGGTGTGATATTGATGGTCAATAGTTAATGGCTCGGTTTCTTCATTAATGTCTTGAACGGCGCCTATACGACCATCACCAACGATATAGTGATTCTGTTGGCGAATATTTAATGTGTCGCCGATTTTATAACTAGCCATTTTGAAATCGCCTTCATATCCGCGATTGGCAGTCATAAGCATTGAGTTGTTGTTGATAAATTTTGCTAAAGCAATGTTACTAACAAGGTCTGTGACCGAAATATTATTAGCCATGTTTGAAACTCCAAAAATATATTATTTTTTTGGACGTCCTTCTTTACTGCGATAATAATTTCTTAAGTCTCGCGGATTTTGAGCAAGCTTATTAAACGAATTAATAGACTTGCCTCCAGACGTCTCACCAATTGATGCAGTTGGAGGTGGAGCATTAGAAACATTTCTACGTGCTGCCAATTCCAGCGCATGATTCGCCACAACTTCTTGTTGCAACAATGGGTGGAGCTTAGATATTCGCTGAACTTCTTTCGGGTTTTTACCAAGAAAATAAAGTAAATCTGCACCATTTCTAGTAGCCATTGCTACGTTTAGCATTGACTCTGTTAATGGCAAATCTTTGTTCCTAACAACTTCATCAAAATCCGCATATTTGTCTGACGCCGCATCCAATGCATCGAAAAACTTATCTTGCCTAGCTTGCAACATAGCTGCGTCTTCGCGCTGCTTCTGTTCTTGTTCTTTCATAACAGCAAGTTGCTGTTCTTGTTGACGAAACAAAACAGTCTCATATCTAGGCGTACCAGGAGTTAGATACTCACCAGTAAACGGATCAACTATCGGCGCCTGCGCCTGCTGAACTTGAGCTTGATACTGCTGTTGATAAGGAGTGGGTTGCGCATAAGGATTCTGTGCTTGAGCTTGATTCTGAGCATGAAGCTGAGCCAAATACTGGACCTGCCCCTTTAACTCATCAATCTCACGCTGAGATTTCCTATTGCGGTTATCAATCCGTCTCTTGGCATTCTCGCCGTTGTTAGTAACTTTACTTTCATCCGATTCTTCGTGTGCCTCGTGCTCAATATGAGACTCGACAGACTCAGAACTGGGTATATTGGTTTCTGTTGGGTATGTGAGTGTTTCTGTGCTTTGAATGTGCACAGACTCAGACGGCACGGCCAACGAACCCGCTTCTAATTCAGACATATAAACTCCAAATATATTTAAAGGTATATACAACCACTCGTTATATCGGACTGTCTTTTTAGGCTCGTTACGCCGCTCGTCTATTGACGGTAGGTATTATCTAGGCTTTGAATTGCATCGTTGTTATGTTTGACCAACGTGTTGTGGGCTCCCATAATTTTCGATAATGAAGCAGCCATATTAGCTTGGTAATTTAAGCGAGCCTTATCCATCTCAGCTCCTGCTTTAACCCCAGCCATATTCTGATCCATTTGCAATTTTTGCATATCTAATTCTGTTTTTGCAGCATCAATCTGCTGCTGTCTCAATGAACTTGCAGCATCTAATTGTTGTTGCTGCTGCTTCAATTGTAATTCTGCTTGCTTAATCTGCATATTCTGCTGAGCCAAAACCATCTGTGGGTCTGGCTGCTGCGGTTGAGGTGGCGGAGGAGGCAAACCCTGCTCCTGTGCCAAAATATTCGGTGGCACTAAAGTCCTTAACCGCTCTACAAGCTGAGGCATATTCTCAATATCAATGTTCTGTGCAATTAAGTCTGCAACCAATGGGAATACTTGTGGATTTACGCTAACTAATTGTACTAATAATTGCAATGCGTTTTCTCTTTGAACCGCAAAGCTTGGTCCTGACTCTATACATACGTCATAGCGACCTTTCGTTACATCATTCTCTACTAATCCACCTGCAATAGGACGATTAATAGTAATATCTTTATTCTTTCCATCAGCACCTTGAGCTGAAACACGACGCTCAGTATCATAAATAGTCGGTAATAAACAAAGAACTACCCTTCCAGCCTGCTCTATCATTCTATCTAAGTTATCAAAGAATACCGCAACGGACATATTACCAGTTCGCTGACGTTCTTGCAAAGCAACTCCTGATAATTCCTGTCCAGAAGCTCCACGATTAGCTTCGTAATAACCAAGGATGCTTTGTATATCCATTTCAGCTCTTTGGAACTGAGTTAACAATGACGGAGATATCTGAGGTGGCTGAAGTTGTACAGGCATGTTTCCTGTAACTGAGTCGGGTTTAGCTATTAATGCGCCTTGCTGTATAGACGGGTTTCGCCACATATCAGCCAAACCCTCGCCACTAATATTGTCAGGCGTAACAAGAAACTGTTCACGCCTATTGTTCTTAATAGCCTGAGCTATTTCACTACCACAATAGTTTAAGAATCGCTGAGCATCTTTAACGAATCGCACAAATGACAACGTTCGTTCTTGGCCATCAACAACATGAATGTCACCTGGACAAAATATGATTGGAAACTGGTCGCATGGCCATTCGCTCTTATCAAGTATTCTGTCTTTTATGACCTTGTAGCACATAATTTTATAGTCTTTAGACTTTCTGCTACTAACAACTTCAGGCATGACGATTGGAGACTGTATGCTTGATACATCTTCTTGCATCATCATAGATTCGTATTCGTCTTTTTTCTTTTTTAGTTCTTTATCAGTAACGGTTGTTCCATCGCTTAATTGATGAAGCGTGAATGTAAAATATTCTTTTCGGTAATACTCAACTATGGATACTGAGTCGCTTGTCATCCAGTTGAATTCTTTTATATTCCCAAATGCTGGATAGCCTTCAGGAATAGGAGTGTCTGGATATTTGCTTTCGAAGTCTTTCTTGCTCATTACATCGTAGTAACCACAGAAGTCACCATCGGCTTTGGTTGGGTCTTTAGCGTCTGCGTCAAAGAACACTCTATCTGGATTATCTACTCGCTCAAACCGAATGCATTGATTAAATGATTTAGGATGTTCGTAATCAGTGATGATGCGCATGGCGCCAAATCCACCAGCTAATGCGTTTTCAAATGCTGTTTGATAGACGATATTAGATTTTGAGTTATATGATATAGAGCGAATAATATCGGCTCTTAGTTCGATTGCATCTTGTGATGTATCTCCATCCATGCATCTAACTTGAAGGTCTGGAGTATTTTGACGTTGCTCACCTACGACCTTTTTAAAGAAGTCATAGATTTTATTGAAGGTCATCATTGGTTTTTGTAAGCGATTGAACTCAGAATAATCTCGTGAGTCCCATTGGCTAACGAATAAGAAGTTTTGGTCTAGGCGAAAGTTTTCTAGATTGATACTGTAGGCTTCGTACCAAGCATTTATATTCTTGGATACTTCATCAAAGATTTCGGAATCCCGATCGTCCGCTGATTTTCTAGCCATATTTTTTTACAATCTAATAGTAGGATTTAATAAATTCTTTACCAAATTAGTACTATTATTTGCACAGGGGAATGAGAAAGTCAATGCCAAAGCATCTCCTTCGTCAGGGCTTCTGATTCCACGTTTTTGGAGACTTTTTTTGCTTTCAAGGATAACTTTACCACTTGAGTTTGGATCTGCGGTTATGCTGCATAAATCCTTATGGAGTGATTCTTTCTTTGGCAGCTCTACTACTTCTTCTATTAACCACTTCTTCATTTCGCACCACATTTCAGCCCGTTTATTTGCATAGATATCGCCGTTTAATGGTGATTGTGAGCTATTTACACCTTTTACTTGGTTGCAGCCCATTTCTTTGAGTCTATCGACTATTCCCGCTCCTAATCCACCTGTAACATCTATAAATACAGCATTTGGATTTTCTTTTTTAATAAGCGTGTAGAGTTTCCCGGTAAGTACCATGACATCTGGGTTATGTGCGATGCTTTCTAGATTGTATACTTTGCGACCTTGTCTGAATACGATTGAGGTTCGGTCTGTGCCTGTCCAAGCTGGATCTACTCCCATAATTTTAGGACCAATACCCTCGACAGTTGATTGCATTCCTTTAACTACATACTCAGTAGGGATCAGCGACTCAATGCCAGACATCTGGAATGCTTCATTAGGATTGCATGGATATTCTTGCTTGAATGCCTTATCTGCATTTAACCCATTGATAGATAGCTGCTGTATTTTATTCTTACGCCAAGACATCTGTTCATTAGTTAGCTTATATAGGTCGCGTATTTCTGTTTCATAATCATCTAAAGAAAAATCTTCCCCAACTGGAATGCTATATTCAGGCTGCCAAAACCAGGGCACAAAGATGGGAATAAATTCTGATTCATTAGCCAGCGCCATTTCCCATTGACTATGAAAATAATTTCCAACACCAAATGCAGTAGACTCAATGATTACTTCGCTTTCACCAATCCCAGGAACTGCTTGCATAATACCTTTCGCATGCTCGTGAGCATTAGGCCAGAATGCAGCCTCACTTCCATGGAAGTATTGAATGGTGGATGAGCGTCCAACGCCTTTATTGCCAGCGGTACCAACCTTATATCCAGAGTCAAGGCGGTCAAATAACAACTCCTTTGCGTTGCTAATACCAGCGCTCGGCCTAACAATATCAGGGCAATTGGCATGATAGCGCTGCACCATATCAAATAAGTTATTTGTAGCCTCTTTATCATGAGTTAGAATAAAAGCTCTAACGCCGTTCCGATGCGTTACTTTCCAATAGAAACGTCCTTCAACAAGTGTAGACATACCTTGCTGGCGACCCTTTAATATAATTGCCCTTACTTTTCCTGTTCTCTTTATTTGTTCTTCAAGCTTGCTATTAACATATAATTGAGCTTTATTTAAGCTGAATGAGCGCATACCTCCATCTTTAGTTCGTATTTTTAAACAGTGTTTAGCATATGTCTCGAAATCATTTTGAAATTTAAGTCTTACAACTAATTCTTCTTCAGTCATGTGGTTTCTTCTGAATCTTTATTTAATTCTTCCAGTTGTATCTTATTATATAAATCTTTCATTTCTAATAATGCTTTCTCATGTGAATTAACTGAAACTTCCAATCTTTCACTCCACATTCTTAAATGCTTACCAATTAATTCAGTAGCTTTAAGCGATAATACGCCTATTCTAGGGTCATCAAATCGTTGGTCGTGACACATCCACGCCTTTAATTCTTTGAGCACATCTACAACTCTTAAATCGGCTTCTGCAGCTGCTTTTGAAGCATATTGTTCAATTGCTGCACTTACGTGTGAATTCGTCCGAACTACAAAGCCCGTGTTTTTAGGCTCTTTTGCCTCATATCCTGCATTTCTTGTTGCTTCCGCTGCATTGCCAGTTTTTACATATTCCTTAACAAATTTCTTTTGACGAGGAGTTAATTTACCACTCATTAAACATCACTCTAAATTTTTAAAAACTTCATAAATGTGCACAGCAAAATCATCTTCAATGATATCTTTATAATAATTATCTGCAGGATGCGTATAATAAGCTTGCTTATGAAATTCTTCTGGAGTAACAAATTCTGAATCATCAACATTAGGATATATTTTCTTGAACTCATCTTTATTCATTATTAACTCTCTTATTCAGCTCTCTAATTAACTCATTATAAACAACTTTCTTAAATGTAAGTGGAACTTTAGGAAAGCTATCCTTTAATTTGCCACCAAATATAATGTCTTTAATAGTTTTATCTATTTCATCAAAGTTAAGCTCACTCATTTATACCCCTAATTCCCTTAATGAATCCTGCAATATAATCTTTTATAACAACATTATCTTTAACTTCGACGAGGTTGCCATTCGCCACAAGTAGATTATAAAATATTTCTGCAATGGATAAATCTTCTTTTTGTTCCACAATAGGCTCTGAATTTTTTCTTTCTTCAAGACTTTCAAGCTCCTCTTGTCTTTCCTCAAGACTTTTAAGGGCATCGCTTATCATCTTTTTTATAAAATCCAAATCTTCAAACTCTTTAAACTGCCAATCGCGGATATGAAGGCGATTTCCCATGTCATCATATACTGACTCCATTGATAAATTTTCTTTTTTCTCCGCCATATATTCTTCATTTTTTCTTTCTTCAAGACTTTTAAGGGCGCCCCCTATCAATCCTTTTATAAAATCCAAATCTTCCGAAAACTCTTTAACTTGGTCAATAATATCATCTATTTTTTCAAATTTACGTGTTCCCATGTCATCATATAATGACTCCATTTCTAGATGAAGACGATAAGTAGAACTCTGAGCCTCCCCAATACTTCGAACAGAATCATCGTCATATTTAAATGTTAACTTAGCCATTAATCCTCCAAAAAATTTAATCAATATTCGTATTATCTTCAATTCGTTTTCGTAAAGTATTCTCTATAAAATTCCACACCTCTTGAATTATGGGCAACTCATGCATAAAAAATTCTTCATCACTAAAATATATTCTACCGTCCCAAACTCCTGGATGAGAAAAATTAAATCCAAACCAATGTATCGCATCATCTATGTCATTAGTTGGCTCGAATGGATCTGCTGCTTTTTTCGAACAATAATGCCATCTTTCAACGTCATCAAATTCCATAGTAATCGCAGGATAGACGCAGCCTTTATAAACAACGTCATTCATTTTATTTATGTGAATAATAAACTCTACGTCATCTACTGATTTAAAAAATAAAATATTTGGGTCGCCATTTGCAGATTTTTTTACGCACATAACATCATCATGATTAAATTTCATCAATCCTCCAAAAACTTTATCTTAGATGAATTGCCATGAAACTTATTGTACTCATGTTTAGTTGCGGCAGCTTTAATTAACTTACCAGCTACATTAGCGGCAGCAGCCCCAACATTTGGACTAACATTTCCACTTCTTACAGCTTCATAATCTTCAGCCAACTTATCCATTAGCTGCGCGATATTGTTTAACTTTTCCATTTTTTATCTCCCATAATAGTCGTTTAAGTTTAAGTAAATTTCTATATGCTTCTATCACATTTTGGTCAGAACATTTTGCATTCATTCTTAGAAATCTGTCTTTAATATATGTATCTTCAATATTTGCAACGTATCTTTTTTTATACGATCTAATCTTATCTAGATTTTTCAATCTATAAATGCGCCCTTTTTCACGTTGTATATGTTTATTTTTAATATGATAAGCGCGTGTTTTTGCGTTTAATCTTTCTTTATGAATAGAGTGAAATATTTTTCTTTTTGCAGAAATTTCTTTAAAATTTCTTTTAACATATTCTTTTTCATAATTTTTACGAGCCTCTTTTGTTCTTTGATAATATTCTTTATATAAAAGGCCAGTGCAACGCTTACAAACTCCGCGATGCTTACTGTAATCGCTGAGATTTTTATTAATACCGCACTTATTACACTTCTTTAATTCATTGTCCATTTGAATCATTTTATACTCTTACGAAACAAATCCATTCTATGCATTAACTCAGGTTCTTCGAAAATGCCAATAAATTTATCCAATCTCCACAAGATATGCGTTAAATCACTGCGCTGCGTAACTTGTATCAGATAGCTTTTTGCCATATCTACAGATTCACGAATGATTAACTCCATTTTATCCATTCTTTCTTTGAGCTCTTTAATTTCATTTTCCATAGATAGCCTTAATTAACATCAACACTAACAAAATTAAGTTGGTCAATAACATCAGCTGGAGCACAGCTAAAAGATGTATATAAAACAATTGCTACAAATATTAATCCCAACGACCAAATAGGACAAAACACCCATAACCAATCCCAACTAATCAACTTACATAATCTTAAGATAACAAATGCTAAAGAAAATAAAATAGCTATAATTTCCATTGCTTTTTCTCATCAATTAGTTCATAAATAGAAGTGTTTATATTAGCGAGCCATTTGCTTATTTGAATATTTGCTTTTTCAAGTATTATTATTTTGTCATCAATAAATTGATTTGCCAGAATTAATTTCGATTCAATTTCATTCATCTTGTTAATAACAAAACCAATAAAAATAATATTCGTAAATAAAATAAGTAACGAAAAAATCCAAATCATTTTAATTGCCCCTCATTAATATTATTTTTCAAAGAATTTTCGATCCCCGCAATCCACGATTCCAGGCTCCTTAAATGAATCTCTAAACTATGAAATGAATCAATCAAATCATCAATCCTATCACTTAACTCAGGAATATCATGATATGCATCAACCAAAGCTTTCCTGCACTTGTTAATTTCTTTTATTTTATCATTCATCGAATACACTCCCCCTTCTTAACGCCAACTTTCAGTTTGCATCTCTCGATCTTTCTCATTTTTTCAGATGGAGAAATAATCACATACATAGGCGCACAAATAATCGTTGCATCGTAAGGTTTAATGTCATGAGAAAATGACAACGGAGGCATTATCCAAATAATAAAAATAACAATTAAATATTTCATTAAAAATCCCCCTTCTTAATCACCGTTATCTCAACGCCATACAAACTCTCAACTAACTTCTTCTTCATCTTAAATTCAGCAGTTTCAAATCCCTTCACATCAACAAAGTCAATCAACCCGTCTTTATACAAAACCATAAAGTCACATACATACTTAACTCCGCCAGGCAAATGAAACGGAACCTGCATCAAGAAAAAAACAACTTCACCTGCTTTCTGAAATAACTTCAGATGCGAGTAGTATTCAGCTTCTAACTTCGAATGAAACTTAATGCCGTCATTCTCTGTTTTCTTTGACTTAAACTTGCTGTATGTAAAATTAAACGACTTCACGATTTTCTACGCTCCTCTGCAAAGCTTTCAAAACTGGCGAATTCAAAAGCTCAGGTTTACCAAGGGCTGTCACACATATACCAATTTTGTCATATACAGACTCACACTTGCTAATGTCTTTTAATAAATCAGGGTTATTTTTGTTCATAATCTTTATATCATCTATCAACCTATCCTCAAGATAACTTCTACCTCGTAACAACGGCTCACTTTTAACCACAGTATCAAGCTTAGCGTGAACTTCAGAGTTTTTAGACTTAACAAGCTTGTACAGCTCATAAGATGTAGGCCTCTTGTTTACAGAGTTCTTGCGCCATTCATTCCATGCATCTTTGATTTCAGCCGCATCACATGACTGCAAGTCCTCATTCCAAACACCCTGAAGCTCTGGACTTGGTGACATTCCGTGATAATCAAAAATTGCCTTAAACACTTTTGACTTTTCAAAGTCTGTATTTCTAAAATTGCTCATTCTCTAAAAGCTCCATATTTTCGATTTAACGGCCTTCTATGACCTATGCGCTATGTTGGTATTGGTTAGTGTCTGAAAGTGTCTCCTTTGCCTATATTTTGCGATTCCTGGACGCCATAGAACTCCATATGGAATCTTTCAGACTCCAGAGTGCCTTTGGTCTTGGGAATGGGAGGTTTTTCAAAGTAGGAAATAAATCTATCTACGTGTTCGGCATCGCGAAATAGTAAGTCGATGGAATCATATATTTTGCCGCCTTCGTTATGGCCCATGTGATAAGCAGAGCATTTGCATCCGTTGATGACGTTCTTCAGTTGCTCGACTGTGTAGCCTTCCGCTAAGCGTTCTTTGATTTTCTTTTTTCGTTTGTCATCGAGAACGGAGTTTGGATGCTGGAGGGTTTGTTTCCAGTGTTCGAAGATTGAAATAACGTCAGATGACAAATCTTTTTTATATATTTTTTTCTCTGTTGTATTCTGTGTAGTAATCTCTGTATGTAATCTATGTTCTTTATATAGATTTGTTGAATTTGAAGAATCAATTTGTTGAATTTCAACAATTGATTTGTTGCTACCAACAAATTGATTTGTTGAATCTGGACAATTGATTTGTTGCACATCGTTAGATTCGTTAGATAGAAGTTTTCTTAGCTGATCTTTGTTTATCTTATAATATACAGTTGGAGGAATGCCTTTTACTGCCTCTTCTAATATCCCAAGTTCCTTTAGCTTTTTTCTAGCGGTTCTTTGTTCTTGTTGAGTTAAGGAAGTTTCTTCTTCCCAGTCTACAGCTGACTTATAAAACCAACTCTCGCCTACTTTTTCTTTTACCTTTGTCCAATACAATGCTTGGCATAAAAATAAAGAGGCAATAGCTCCTATCTTGAGTTTTTTTGATAGAGAGGCATGGAAAGCTATTGGTTTATCACTAAATGCTTCGATCACATCCATAACTAACCATCCCTCTGATAAATATCAGGACGCAAGTCATATCTAGTTACCGCGCCAATGGTAAGCTTTTCTATTTGTAATGCATGCTTAGGAGATGGATTTCGATGTCCGTACATCCAATGACCCAAAGAAGATTTCTGAATCTTTAGATTTTTTAATAGATAATCAATAACTAATAACCTCTCTTCAGCTGAGAAGCTATTTATGTACATTTTTAAGTCCATGATATTTATAGTTCTTATAATCCAGACCTGATAATACAATATGTATTTATGCCCAGCAATACATTTGTTGATTGTCTTATTTCATACATATTGTATTATTTGCACATGATTAGTTGGCGAGACCGATTGAAAGAAGTGATGAAGCAGCGTGGGTTTACCCAAGATGCGCTAGCCGCTGCTATTGGCGTTACACAAGGAAGCATTGGTCATTACTTGAGATCTGACCGGCAACCTACTATAGAGATGATAGACGATATAGCTAATGCTCTAAATGTTTCTCCAATATGGATTTTATACGGCGTCACAAACACCGTAGAAGACAAGGAAGTTCCTGTAAATATAAAATTTATCCCCATCCTCCAATGGGAAGAAATTACCGCATCTTCAGAGAACCTCCAGGAAACTATAGACCAAGTTTTAAAAAACAAAGTTAAAAACCAGGAGATATTGAAGATGGAGATAAAAGATAAAGAGCTATTAGGTCATCGTGTAGCGGCAGTAAAAGCTGTAAATATAGATGCGATGCTACCTGCGTACCCTCATCCAAGGATGATATTAGAAGGTGATTATTTGATTATAGATTTTGATAAAAAAGCTAAAAGCGGAGATTCTGTTTTGGCTTTTTCTCAAGGTTCTAGAATTGTTAGGCAATATATTGAAGATGGATCGAAGCATCTTTTAAAAGCTCTTAATCCACAATATCCAATTATTGAAATTGAATACAAAGATATATTAGCTGTAATAATAAAAAGGTTCAGTGAATATGACTGATGCATCTGCATACATAATATTATCAGGAGACTATATATGGGAATTTATTAAATGGATATACCCATGGATATGTTTATCGCTAGTATTTGGAGGATTTTATTTGGGTGTGTATACGTCAATAGATATGGCAACTCATAAAAAATTAGAAGAAATAAAAAATGAAATACGGGAATTGCAATATCGCATTGATCGAATTAAAAGATAATATAATAGGAAGAAAATGAAAAAAATAATCATATTATGTATAACATTTTTTTTAATATCTTCTGTATATGCTGCTTCATATACCACAAAACAACTATTCCAGATGTGTGATAAAAAATCTGACGTTGGTTATTATATTTGTGTTGCATATATAGCTGGGTATATGGATAGCGCAGGAATAACAATTGATATAAACGACAATAAAGATTCTAAAGCGCGAGACTTCAATTTCAATCCAGACATAGCAGGAAGAACTTACACTGAAGTTGTTGACTTATATGTTGCTTGGATCAGAGACAAAAGAAATTCATTTAAGAGTTATGTAGATAAAGAAAAATTTTTAGAACAACAAGCGCTTTTCACTCTTGCTCAGTTTGCTTTTGTTAAAAACCCTATTCATAAATACTAACCTATGACAACCTCATCCTACACATTCACAAAAAAAGACTTCGAAGAATTCCTTCGTGAAAAAGGATTCGATAAGAAGTGTCCCGCATGCAATAACGCCCATTATGGAATAGTTCCAGACTCTGTTCCTGAAACATATTTCTTCTATCCTGTGGGCGATTCTAACTCTAAAAGTCTAGGTCTAGGTTATCCAGTAATAACACTTATCTGCGATAACTGTGGGTATATGTGGCATTTTGCAGCAGAAGTAGTTCATACCTGGTATAATAAGAAAAGGAATATACATGCAACGCATTAAGCTTGTAGATTTCAATTCACATAAACTTCATGGTACAGATATGACTGAAAAGAAAAAAGAAACTATCCACAAAAAAACTACAGGTGGCAGCGGCGGAGATGACGGAGAACGTCTTGGGCGCCTAGAGTCAGATGTTGAATATATAAAACGAGACGTCCATGAAATAAAAACAAAGCTAGAAAAAATGGACGACAAAATTAACCAAACTAATCTCTTAATACATGCAGAAATGAAGTCTATTCATTCATGGATATCTAAATTAGCTATCGGCTTATTGCTTGCAGTAGTATTGATGCCATTCCTTGCTAATTTCGTTCAATCAGCATATAAACTGCCATCGCAACAATCACAAGAATTTAAGAAATAATATGAGTTATCATAATTTTGGATCTATAGATCAAAGGCTGAATAGCATTGAAAAATATATTGAAAATCAAAAAGAAAAAAAGTTCAATAATTTGATAAAATTAGCATGGTCATTAATTATATTAACCAATATATTTACAGTTTCTGCCGTGATTGCAGCAATAATTCACGCACTTAAATAAGCAATTACTACGCACCAGTCTCATCAAATTCTAAAAATCTATTTACCCAAAACCTTATTAGCCTTAGCTTTAATCTTCGCAGCCGTCCCAGCTGACAACTTACCCTTCTTAACCATCTGAGTAGCTCTAGCTTTTGCATTCACGGCGTGAGCCTTATCTGGCATAGGATATTTCTTATCACCTGGCATTCCAAATTCTGACTTAGGAATCTTCTTTCTCTTCGCAGCAGTTAACTTCGCCATAACAAATCACCTTTATTTAAATAAATTTAACTTATTATATGCGTTTTTGTGATTGCGTAAATGACATTTATTTAAATAACTTGCCTGAAAACAATCAAAAAATAATCAAAATAATACATAAATTGTATGAAATTTAAAGAATATTGAAGAAATATTAAAATTATTGATATTTGTATTTGACTTCTTTAATACATATTGTATTATTGTAAATGTACTTAACAAACAACAACAATCGGAGACGATGATGAACTTACAGTACATCTACCCAGAATCATTCAAGTTAGCGATGTCACTTTCTCATGACTACAAAGATTATAGCGATTTATGTCTAGTTGACCAACGTGATTTATTAATAAGCATGCTGGAAGACAATTCAGACTTATATGTTGACCTTATGGTTATGCCTGAAGTTAGCAGTGTAAATCTAGCGGTTATGAGATGGGAGATGTCTGCTGAATTAGGAAGGCAAAAAATTCTTAATTTCGGTCTTCAGCTTTACTACCACAAATTGGATGAGTTGTT